ATCTAATAATCATACAGAAAATAAAATAGAATAGTTATGGATTTTAATGGAACAGATATAATAGATGCAAGTTCAGTAAAAGATTTAATAGAACTTGCTAAACAAAATTCTGAAATCATTACCGAAGATGGGGAAACTATAAAGATTGACCCAGGGGTTGATATTACCAAAGAATTAGAAGAAGAAAAAACAGAAGAAGAAATTATAGAAAGTATTGTAAAAGGAAGTGAAGATGATGATAACTATGATGATGATGATAATGATGAAATAGAAAATGATAATAATAGTAGTAACAAAGGAAGAATAGAAAACAAAGGTTTAGTATCTGTTATATCTTATCTTGCAGATAAATTTGATATAGACGATAATTTTTTGCAAAGTGATGCTATCAAAAAAGAACCTTTGCAAAAAATATTAGATTTTATTTATGAGGAAGCAGAAGATAAGATATTAGAAAAAAATAGTGATAAGCTATACAAATCAGAACTATCTTACCAACTTGACAATTATTTATCAAAAGGAGGAAATATACAAGATTTTTTTTATGAATTTTTGACATCTACCGACGAATTAGGTAAGCAACAAGAAATAATAGCAGATTTAAGTGATAAAGAATTGTTGTATGCAGATTTCATTAACAAAGGTTTTTCAGAAGAAGAAGCAATAGAGTTTGTAGAAGATTTAGAAAAGAAAGGTAAATTAGGAATAAAAGCTAAAAATTTAAGAAACCAAATAGAGGAAGGAATAGAAATACTTAAAAGAGAAAAGTTAAACAATATTCTTAAAGAGAAAAACGAAGTATTAAGTGAGATAGAAAAGAAAGAATATGAACGTATAGAACAAGAAAAAGTAGATTTAGCAAATAAGTTAAGCAATATAAATAGTATTTACAATTTTCCTATTACAGAAGAACAAAAAGAGGAGTTATTTGAGTTTATTACAGAAACAGATAAAGATGGCTATACAGGATTAGATAAAGCATTGCAAAGCAATGAAAACTTAATCTTTATTAGCTTTCTTCTGAAATATGGTAACAACTTCATAAATTACTTGCAAAATGCTTTCAAGGAAAGAAGCAAGAAAATATTTTATGATAAGTTACTAAAAGAACCAATTGTTACACAATCTAAAAGTAGATTAGCTGTAAAAGACAATTTAAATGTTCAAAAGTTAAACGAATTTTAGTTATGAGAATACTGAAAAAAATAGTTGGCGACTATAATGGTCAGCTTTCTTATGAAAAGCTCGCAGATGCTTTTAAGGTTGCACCAGCATTAAGTAGTAAAGCGGTGAGATTGTATCCTCAATTTTCTCTCACAAACCTAACAGAAGGATTAGGATATATCTATGCAACAGATAAAGCAAAAGAGGAAAATATCAATGGATATTATGCCGAATGGAAACTAATTGGTGAGCCTAATATGCTATGCAACTTTGTTGCAGGTGGTAGTACAGGTACTAACTTGGGTGTTAATAATAGCTCTTTTTATGTATGTTTAGATGAGCAGTTTTTTAATTCAGAAGAAGTAGGTAAATTAGAAAACGGCAAACTTATCTATTTTGAAGATAATGGGACTATGCTTACTTCGGGTGTATTTCGTTATCGTGTAAAACTGCTTACTAATTCACCATCAGATAGCGTATCCGATATTTGGATAAGTGCTGGAAGAAAGATACAATATATGTATCCTGCAACCAGTGAGTTCAATGATAGAGGCTATTTTAAGATGCGTTATAGCGAAGAGCTACATAGAGAGTATGTTACAATGTTCCGTTCACAAGTAAGTATTTCTGGTACTGCTAATATGACCAAATATATTCTAATGGACGATATTAGCAAAGAAAGATTTATTATGGACGAGTATGAAAAACAGCTTTTGCAAAAAGTTGCTTATGACAAAGAAAACATACTTATCTATGGTAAAAGTACTGTAAATGAAGATGGGGTAGTTCATTTAACCAATCCTAATACAAAACAAAAACTTTACACAGGCAACGGATTAGAAAATCAAATTAGCTCATCTTCAAGGGTTTCTTATACTTCACTTTCTAAACAACTGCTAAAAGATATTATTGGCGAAGTGGAATATAGGGCAGGTAAAGCAGAAGACGGAGTAAATATCTTGCTTGTAACAGGTAGCCGTGGTAAGCGTATCTTTATGGATTTAATGGAAGATAGCTTAAAAGTAGGGGATAGTGTATATGCTACACGTTCAGGGAACAACATAACTCTTGGTGGTAACTTTACCAAGTTTATTTATGGTAATAGCACTATTACGGTAAGTGTAAGTCAGCTACTTGACTACAAAAACCAAGCTGATGAACTTGATGAATATGGTTATCCTTTAAGCAGTAGCAAGATGTTTTTTATAGATAGAGGCACTTATGATGGGCAACCTAACATTAGTGTATTCTATCAAAGTGGCTTAAAACTTATTATCAATGATATTATTGGGGTAGGTGGTAAAGATGGAAAAAGCAGTGGTGTTGTTAGCTCTCCTATTCATGGCTCAAGTAAGATAGCATTAGGAACAATAGGATTAAAACTATTAAATCCTGATAGCTGTATGCTTTTAGAACGTTCTATTATTTAAACTTTGTAATCTATGCCAAGGAAACCTATGAATAAAATAGTAGAAGAAACACAAGCAGAAACAGAAACATCTATACTATCTGTATTAGACCAAAAGGAACAAGCTATACTGGAAGGTTTGCATAAAAAGTATGTTGTTCCTATAAAAGATGAAAAGATAGTATTGGTATGCAAAGATGTTAAAATGCGAATAAAGTCGATAAGATGTATGATACAACCCCCTGTAGAACGTAGTACAGGTAAGCTATTTACAGGTCAGCCTATTTTTACAGAAGAAGAAAAACGATATGTACCACATATAGTTACCAAAGATACTACACGCATATTGCAGGGGAAAATTGTATTAGACTTATCTAATCCGATAGATGCAATTGACTGGGTCTGGATGCGAGAACACCCTTATATCAATCCCAAGTTTGGTAAAAATTTATGGGAAGTAGAAGATACAGAAAAGCAAGTAAAAGAAAAGTTAAGCAAAGAAAAGAAAGCTATTAAACTCAAATCTGCTTTGTTAGAGCTTGCTTTAAGTGAAAAACGTAAAATAGTAAGGGTGTTTGCTGGTAATTCAGAAGACACTGAAAATGCTATTGATACATTCTTATTAGATTTAGTAGATAAAAATGTAAAAATGGCAACAGGTAGAGATGTAAGTCAAATTTATGAAGACAAAGAGTATCTAAACAATTGCTATTTTGCTTATTTGCTTATAGATAAAGGCGAAGTAAATATTAACTTGTCTAATTATCTATTTAGAGATAAAGTAATAGCAACTGATTTTGAGGGATACTTAATGTGGCTTAATGAAGCATCTAACAAAGAGGTAGTATCTGTATTACGTAGCAAGTATCGTGTATGAATAGTTTAGAGATATATGAGCGTTGTGTAATAGATTTAGATAAGTATGATACACCTACTTTTGAGATAGTAGATTTTAACAGGTATGCTGAAAGAGCTTTATACGAATATATTAACGAAAAGTATAAAGAGTTTGAAATGGTTCAAAAGCGTACTGATGATTTACGTCAATTTGTAGTGTTTAATACTTTTCCTAATACAAACAACGTTTATATTACTTTACCTAACGATTATTTAAGGCTATTGTCTGTTTGGTATTACATAGAAGATTTTGATTGTAATACTGATAGGTGGGTAATAGTGCAAAAGACAACAGCGGATAAATTAGGGTATAGCGAGAATAACTACTATTGGAAACCTAAGCTTACTAATCCGCAATATCAGATTATAGGAAACAATTTGTATTTTAGAGTAGGAGATGATGATGCTTCAAGAATATTACAAGTAAGATTGGAGTATATTGCAATACCTACTTTATATTACATAGACCCTATAACCTTAGTGCCAAGTAATCCACCTTATACTGATGAAGTAGATATGCAGATAATAGATAAGATTGTTAGGATATTTCAAAGTGCTACGAATATACAGGGTTATCAAGTTTCTACACAAGAGTTAAGTTTCAAAAATAATTAACCTTAAAAAAATATGGCAATCAATATTCCAACAAGACGAATGGTAGTGAATACATCACAACAACTACAAGTGTTTGTGTATAATAACACTACATTAGCACCTGCCGCCTGGGGTCCAAACACCTTTGTAAGAATGGTAGGGTTTGCAGAGTTTAAGCAAGCAGATTTGATAAGTAACACACAAGTACCTTATACTGCACCTGTAGCACACGTAGTAGATATAAATTTTCCTACTGCACCTGTTGTGGGAGATGAGGTAACTGTAAGCATAGTAAGCCGAAATATACAAGGTTTTGGCGCTTATGTATCTACTTTGGAAGCTAATAGAGATATGGTACATCATTTAGTACAAAGTCCTATGACAGCTACACAATTGCGAGATACTATATTTCAATTGTATCAGAACAAGTCAGACATAGGTAGATTTTTTACACTTTCTACCATAGGTGCTACAACAATACGTGTAACTGCTCAATTGGGTATAGAGGTAGAGCCCAAAGTAATAGGATATAATGCTACTGTAACTACTGTTACACCTTTCAACGTAGGTACAGGACATTATGATGTAATACACCCTTTTGTTACGGAGTGTAAAGCTATGCCTTATGCACCACTTGCAGAAAAGTATAATGTACCTATTAAAGGAAGACAATATAGGACATATCATTGGCTTGTAAGGGGATTAGATGGAAGTCCCGTAGGGTTAAGTATAGCTTCGCAAATTTCAGAAAGGCAGTTAGAGTATGTATTATATGTAGATACTACTTTGACTACGCTGATAACACAGCTGAATGCGATAGTTTAATTTGGTATAAAAATAAAAAAGGGGTATTCAGTGAATATCCCTTTTTTTATTGCTTTTTTGTCCAATCGCTCAGCTTTTTTTATTTTAATTCCATAGTGATACGACGAAAGAAAGCCCTACATACGTTTGTATGTAGAGCTTGTTATTATTATTAAAAGCGGATAGCTTTCAAGTTGTCTATTATACAAAGAACGATTTTATAAATAATAAATAGGAGACAACTTGTTTGCTGTTGCAAATATAATACAGAATTTTTTTTATTGCAAATTTTTTTTTAGATTTGTTAGTAATTTGAGAATATTGAAAAAATATGGCTACATTATCACAATTAGCATCTATTGTACAAAATACTATCAATGGGGGATATGGTGTTATCAATGAGAACATACATATCAATCAGATAAAAGATGAGATAGTGATGACATCAAGGCGTTTGTATGATGAATACAGGCGTAATGGATTTTTCAGCGACTATGAGCTGAATATGATGTATCAAAGGCTTACGTGTATAGAGCTAATATGCAGGAGTTTAACAGAGTGTTGTGGTATAGATTTGCAAAGTGAGCAAAAGGTATTGTATGCAAAAATACCTGCTGTAATAGAGTTGAGATATGTAGGTACAATAGAGTGGGATAAATCTTTTATTATAAAGACAGGTGTAATGACTAATTATGTGGGAGTTAGTCGTTTTACAAGGAATAAGACTATTGCTTGGTTAAGGGGTAATACGGAACTAATTATTTTCAATCCACCTACATACAATATGAAATACATAGCTATTGATGCTATGTTTCAAGACCCAAGAGATTTGTATGCTTATGATTGTAGTGTATGTAAGAGTGATGAAGAAGCATTTCCTATACCTGATAAATTTGCTGATATTATTACAGGTAAGTTAATAGCTTCGTATATGCAGTATAAACAAATTAAGCCTTTACAATCTAATACACAAGCAGACGTAATATAGTAAAAGTTTATGAGGGTATATAGAGATGGTGAAAGAAGGTTAGTGTATAACCATTTAGCGATTATAATATACAATATGATAAAAAGAACTTGCTATGTAAGGTTTAATGGTACACATTCTTTTTTTCTGATGGTTATTGCTTATTTGTTGTATATTGTAATAGGATTTAAGTATTTAAGAAAGTTGTTTAATAATAAACCTGAAAATGGTGTAAAGAATGAGAAACGTGTAATAGAGCATATTGTAGATTTAGGGATTTTAATGATACGAGAACCTTTGCTAAATGTAATAGAAAAAGGGCATATAGCTACCTATAGAAATTTTAGTTTTAGAAGAAGGGAAATACACAATAAAGACAAGATATTAAATAGAAAGAAACAGGTATTAAGACAATACAGAGCAGATTTTATGTTAAAGAAAGAGGAGTTTTATGTTGTAGATGTATTTTGCGATAAACGCAATAAGTATTTATTTTCAATGATAGTAAGAAAAAAGAGAAATGGAAACGCAACAAAACACTCATAGATATATTACGCATTTGCAAGTAATGGAAAAGTTGCAAGACTTTTATGGTATATACTTGCAAGAGCGTATTGTTCAAGAAATGGTTTATGATTGTCTATTAGATTTAGGCAGGATTACACCTATTAGGGATATGACTTGTTTAGATATAATAGACTATAAAATTGATAATGATAGATTGCCTTGTAATTTATACTATATTAAGTCTATCACAAAACATAGTAATATATTGTATGATAAATTACCTATTGGTAATGAGAACTATGTAGGGCAGGTATATGGTATATATGTTGATTACATATGGGATAATGAGGGAATAAAGTTTAATACCACAAATGAAAAAGTTTGTATAGAATGGGAAGGTATAAAAATTGATAAGGATAATAACATATTGTTTGAGGAGGATTTATTAAATGTATGTGTTGCTTATTGTGTGTATAAGAGTGATTATGCTAAGTTTAGGTCAAGACAGATAGACCCTGCGGTATATCAAGAAAGTTACAGGATATATCAGGAGGAATTTCAAAAAGCAAGACGTACAAGATTTAATAGAAACTATTTAGACAAAGCAGTAAAGACATTATTATCTTGGAATGCTAACAGATATTTTTATTAGTTATGAGTGAAAGACCACATCAAATAACGGGTTTTAATAAAGGGTTAAATAAAGATGTACATATTTCTTTGTTAGAACCTGAATTTTTACGAGAGGCTTACAATTTTAGGTTATACACCGAGGATGGTAATGCTTTTATTACTGCTAATCTAAAAGGTACAGAACTTATTAGCTCGCTTACTGCTGATTTTGTACCAATAGGATATGTAGTAGCAAGAGAGTTTTGTTATATCTTTTCGCACAATCCTTTGACAGGTGAAGGCGAAATAGGAATGTTTCCAAGTTTAGACATATCTAATGTTGCTTTAATAGGTACAGCAGGAGTAGAAATAAACAATTTACCTATTAGCTATACATATAAGCCTTTGTACAATTTTTACTATCCACCTTCCACAAATAGAACAGCATTAAGACATACAAACTTTAATTTTAGTTTAGAGTACCCTGTAGAAGCAGAAGCAAGATTAGATTATGATGGAAGCTATAATTTATATTTTGTAGATTTTAACAATAAAATAAGAGTAATAAATACAGGAATAGCAAGACAAGAAAATGGTTTATACAAGCTAACAGAACGAATGTATGAACCTAATAATTTTTTCGATACAATGCTACTTATACTAACATCAGACGAGGTAGCTAAAATAGATTATTTGTATCAAGAAGATATAGGAAGGTTAAGATGTGCTACATATATCTATCATATTGCATATAGTAATGATAAGATAAATAAGACGGCTATTATATCAAGTAGTATGCCAGTAGTGGTATATGAGAGGCGAAATAATAGTATAGATATGGGTAGTGAGGATAGTAGATATGGTAATACAGAAATAGCTTTTAGTACATCAGATAATTATGAAGAAACCTTTGCACAGATAACTAATGTAATGCAAGTAAGTGGTGTAGATACACAATTTAGGTATATGCACGTTTTTTTTGAAATTATCTATGGTATAGGCAATAAAGAGTATGGAGTATATGAGTTTCAAGAACCTATTGATATTACAGGAAATACTATCAGTTTTAAGCATACAGGATTAGAACCGCTAAATAGCTTATCGGATAAAGCTATAAATATATTTTATGCACAAATAGCAACAGCCAAAAGTGTAGCACAATTAGATAGCAGGTTATTGCTTTTTCATACAAAGACTGATGATGCAGAAAAGCAGTTTAAGGCATTAGAAAACTATGCTCAAAGAATACAAGTAAGGCATATAAAGGTAGATTTAGGGAAGCTATCAGATTTTGAATATAGTTGGCAAAACGCTTATATAGAGCAGACTTTACCGCAACTAAACTTATCTAATTCTGGGTATCAAAATCCTTATCATATCTATTACAATTTAGGTTATCATTATGGAGAAATATATCAATTTGGTATCCAATACATACTAAAAGGTAATGTATTTAGCAATGTCTTTTTATTAAGTGGAGCAGATGATTTAAATTGTATTACATCATTTAGCAGTTTAACAAATGATAAAGGGATATATCGTTTTCCTAAGAGGGGAGTAAATGGATTTGATGGCAGTAGTTTTACAAGCAATTTGCATACAGACCATTTGGTAGCAATGTTTCCTACTTTCAGTTTCCCTGATTGGAACTTAACATTACCAAATCCTGATGAAAATGAAGCAAACGAGTTTGTCAGGGATAATGTAATAGGATTTCGTTTAGTAAGGTTAGAAAGAAAGAAAGATTGCTTTGGTCAAGGCATTGTTGTCCCTTGCTACTCTGTACCACCTTTTAAGTGGGGCTTTGATAGTCAGCCATTAAGAGAACTTACAGTTTTTTACAATTATCATTATGGATATAGCACAAGATACCCCGCTTCGGATTTGTATTATTTTGTGAGCAATTCTACATATAGAAAAAGGTTAAGCGATTTTTTAAGGGATAGCAAGAACGTAAGGAAAGTAATACCTTTACCTTCGGGCTTGTTAGATGGAGCAGATAGATTAGAGGGAACTATAGAATTCAATAATTTTCAAAGTATTATTATATCACAAGCCTACCGAGACCCTTTTAGGGTTGCTTATGTAAGTATGGATATAATAGCAGATGAGCGTTTATATGGAAGTGTTTTAAACAATAATGACATTAGCTTTGAAGTAACAGGTAGTTATTTATTAAAGCCTACTTATCAGTTTGTTACTTTAACCGATTTTTATAATACAGGAAACAGTGCTGGTGTAAGTTATTGTATGCAGATGGCTTTTTTTAATGAAGCCTATCCTCCTATATTTCCGCATTTAGCGGGCAATGAAAACGATAGTTATGCAAGGATAAATAATTATCTTTTTAAGGGGAAAAGTTATTTTGTTTATGCAGGCAGACCAGCAAGCAATGAAAAATTTACTTCTCAAATAAATACACACGACGAAGGAGGATTTAAGATTTTTCACCCTAATCAGAGTGGAGGTGAAAATGGTTGGGTAGTACCTATGCAGACAAATTGGAATGCTTATGTAGGAATAACTTTGGGATATGGTTGGGAAACGCATACTGCACCATTAAGTAGGACAGGAGCATTAGAAGTAAATGGAGTACCTACAAATTTATATTTTAGGGATACAGCATTAGAAGAGCTATACACACCACCAAGCCTTAATATGATAAGTCCTCAACCAGGGGATACCTCTAATCCTATGGATTGTTATTATTTGAGTATAGGAACATCAGGGGGTTATTATTATGACCCAGGGAAACAATATATGAATTATGATATAAATTATCAAGATTTTCATATACACGACAGAGCTTGGATAGTAGATTTATTTACCAGCAGTACAGGTAGGACAACTAATATATACAATTGGTATGATGGACTTACGCAAGTAAAGTTTTTCATTCCTATCACTTTAAACTTATCTAAACAAGAAGTAGCAAGTAATAGCTATTTTATCAGGGGGTATAATGGAGATAATTATCAGGGGGTATGGTATAGGAAGTTTTGGTTTAGCAATTACAGACATAGTTTTGGTGGTAGTAATGGAGATAGATATGTATATGGTGGAGTAATAACAATGGCTAAATGCGACAACAATTACAATCCATATAGTAGGGTAAGGGAATTATGGAGTGTAACAGAAAGAGAGCCAATGAGTGAGGGGACACAAGGTAATAGGAGAGCATTTTTTCCTGTATATGCTAATTCACTTATGTATAACCAAGCATCACCACCAAGAATAAAACCAAGTGATGGAGTATATTTTTCTGCTACAAAACTAAATGTATTTTTCTATGCTAAAAACTATCATACTTTTGAGAGTTTGTTTTATGAGTTAGGGGGTAATTCACAATGGGGCGGATATATTGTAAATTTGTTAAACGTAAAAGAAATATTAGAAATACAGAATTATTTTCCTACAAGATTATACTATTCAGAAAAGCATATTAACAATAGTTTTATAGACAATTATAGAGTAGTATATCCATTTAGTTTTCAGGATTACGATTTAAGTTTGGGGAAAGGTACAGCAGTAAGAGTATTAAATAATAGGTTGTATATTATTCAGGAAGATGGAGTAAGTTTAGTAAGTTTTAATGAAAGGCAAGCTATTAGTGAGGAAGGTAGTGTATATATAGATACTACATCAGTATTAAGTCCCTATCAAGCGACTTTGTCAAGAAAATATGGTAGTATTCATAGGGATAGTGTAATAGCTACAGACAATAGCATATATTTTATAGATGCTAAACGCAGGTCTATATGTAGGATAGAAGAGGGAGGAGTTAGGGATTTAAGTGAAGGTAGGATAAGTAGTTTTTTAAATGAGATATTTGATGTATATGGAGAAGATACGAGGGAATTATCAGGGGCGATATATGTAAGGAGTTTTTACAATAGGAGATATGATGAGATAAATTTTGTGATATATAAGAGGAGAAATCCTGCGGTAGCATACAATATAGTATTTAGTGAGAAGCTAAATGTGTTTATAGTACATAGTTATTTACCTGCAATAGGGTTTAGTATTTTTGATGATTATTATACTTTATTTGACAATGAGCCTATTATTACATTTCCTAATGATAGTCCTGTATATCAGAATGGTTTATATAATATATATCAGAATGATGTAAGCAATATAAGGAATAGGTTTTACGGAACGGATTATCCTATGTATTTTCATTACATAGTAAATACAGATTATCAAATGCAAAAGATATTTGATAATATAACTATTTTATCTAATCATATACTACCTACAAGGTTGTTTTATAGGATTACTAATGAAAATGGTATTGTATTACAAGATACTATTTACTATGCTAATGGAATACCTTTGGGAGTGATAAATAATATAGTAAATAGAATTAGTTATAGGGAACATACTGCAAGATTTGCTATACCATATACAGATAAAAGTTCTAATATAGTAGGTAGGAGGTATAGGGATAAGGCAATAGAGATAGGTATATATTATGATACCAATGACTATGTAGAGATACAACGTATTATTACGTATTTCAGATATAGTTTTAGTTAGTAAAAAAAACATTACATATATGAAGTGCAAAAGCAAGTTTAATAAAAGGTATTTACAAAATGGCGATATAATAGAGCAAAAAAGTATATTAGGCTATAAAAGACATAGTCCTTTTGTAGATGAAGAATATTTAGTAATAGATAGTCCTCGTGGCAAGATAACAATGAAAGAGGTAGATTTTCCTATATTAGGAATAGGAGAGAATGGAGAAAGTATAATAATGAAGCCAGAGAAAGAATATCAGTTTAGTAGTAAGAAAGTATTAGAAATACCTTTGCACAAGTTAAAGAGAAAAACAAAATTTAGTAGTGGTGGTCTATTTACTAATTTAACCAATAGCAATCCATTAGTATTTACTAATTTAGCCAATAGCAATCCATTAGCACCTAAACCTTTAAAGATGAGTGCAGGCAGTATAACGGAAGACAATGCGGATAGTGTATTAGATGGCTATAATAAAATGCAGGGAACAATAGGAACAGTAGGAGCAGGTATAAAAAGTGTAGGTAGTGTATTAGACACTTTTATTCCTGGTGCAGGTTTAATAGGAAATGTAGTAGGTGGTTTAGTAGAAGGGGTAGGAACTTTGGGAACAAAGTTATTGTATGGTGATAAAGTAAAGAGAGCTCAAGATTTGAAAGCCTATGGTATTTATGCAAATAAGATGAGAAAACAAGAAATAGATATGAAAAATGCTTTGGGGTACATTTAATTTTTATTTATCAAAAATGTTTTTTATATTTGGTTGTTTTTATTACAAACTTAATTATTTACATATATGAAAAAGAAACTAAAATACTATCAAAAAGCTGGCAAATATACAAATGTAAAGCCAAGTGGAGGTGAAACAGGACAAGTGTTTCAAAGCATTGCAAGTCAAAATCCTGATTTGTTAAATTACAAAAATGCTTTTTTAAGCGAGTATCCTGATGCAGACGAAGATGTTGCAAATAGTGTAGCAATAATAGCTTATAGTAAGAAAGCAAATAATCCCGCTATTAGAAAGCAATTTTTGACTAAATTAGGAGGTGGAGATTATTTTAAGGGATATTCTTTGTACAATGAGTTTATCAATCAAAACGAGGAAGTTTATGAAAAAGAGCCTAAAAGAGAAATTAAATATAATAAAAAGCAAAAAGGAGATAAGTATCAACAAGGAAATGAAACTATGAAAAAAGATTTTGAGTATATTTCAGAAGATATGTATAACACTAACTTAAAAGATTTGTCAAATATGAAAAAGAAAATGCAAAAAGGACAAATGTTCCCTTCATTCCCTATTGCTACACCTACATCAAACAAAGGTGTTAGTGATGCTGAATATAATTCTAATAGAGAGTTATATTTAAGAGCAGACAAGCTAATATACGATTTAGCTAAGTTAGAAGAAGATATGAAAGAAAGTGCTTATTACTTGCAAAAAAATAAGAATTATGAAGTTGAAAACACTATATCTGCTTTGAAAAAAAGGAGAAATGAGATTTTAAGTGAGTATAATTTTATTAAAGATAGAATAGGAGATGATATAGATGAGATTATCCCTAATGAAATGTTTAATCGTGTAATAAATTATGATTTTGTAAAAGGAGAAACTAAAAATCCTAAATCTAATGAAATAGCTTATGATAGAGCTATTGAAATGACAACGGATAAAAAACAAAGTAAAAAGCAGTCAAGGCAAGATTTAGCAAATGTTTCTACAAAAGACTTATGGGAAATGCTAACCCAAAGTTCTTGGCAAGAAGCTAAAAAGCAAGGTTTAACAGATGGCAGTGCAGAACAAAATTTAGCTTTAAGAACAAAACTTATAGAAGGCAATGCTGATTTGTTAAAACAAAAGTTTAGTGGTAAAGAATTGCAATTTGCCAAAGGTGGGAAAGTATATGGAGCAAGTCATCAAGAAGGAGGAGTACCTGCGGTAGATGCTAATACAGGAGAACAAGTAGCAGAAGTAGAAGGAGGGGAAAGAATATTTAGTAGAGAGGATACGCAAGCTATGGAGCAGATGGTTATGCAAATAGCAAATGCAAAAAGCGAGCAAGAAGGCAATCAACTTGCTATGCAATTAGGATATATGGTAGCGGAGATGATTATGGAACAAATGCAAAGACAGGGCAAAGAGAATATGGGACAAGATATGGAAGAAATGCCTATGAAAGAAGAAGCTATGCCTATGGCTATGGGTGGAAGAAAGCTAAAAGCAAATAGAGTATTAGAGTTATTAAATAGCTATTAAAAGCTAATCCCCCATAGCTCAATTGGTTAGAGCACCTGACTCATAATCAGAAGGTTGTAGGTTCAAGTCCTGCTGGGGGAACTAAACAAGAAATATTATGAAAAAGAAATCAAAATTTTCTGCTTATTTAAGAAAACCTACGTACTTAAGTGGAGGGTCTATTACAGGATTGTTAAGTAGTATGGGTGGTGGAAATATGTCAGATATAACAAACTTATTAGGGGGTTTATTAGGTAACAATCAGCAACAAGGTTCTGTAACCCCTGGATCTGGATTAGGAAGTATTGCAAAACCTTTTGTAGATAAGATAGAAGACCCTACAACAAATGCAATTCTTACAGGATTGACACAAGGAGCAGGAGGATTATTAAACTTATTAAATCAGAATTTAGATAAGAAAATGCAACCTAATACGGATTTATTAGCGGAGATAAGCAAGGCACAACAATCTAAAAAGTTAAAAGAGCCACAAGCACAAACATTGTTTGAAACAACAAGAAGTAAATATAGAGATTTAGTAGAAGCATCTTTAATACAAGAACCTACGGATAGATTGTATTATAGAGCAAAAGGTATAGACCCAACAAAAATAGATTTTAGTAAATCTATTGATTTTGGAGATTATGATTTTGTTTTTAAGGACAATCCTGTTGCTATGTCTTATGCAAAAGCTATGAAGCGTAGCTTTCCTGATATGGACAATCAATTGATAGAGGTATCGGTAGGAGGTATGCTTGATGATGAAGATAGGTATAAGTTATTTGATAAGTTAGGGAAAGGAGACCATTCAAAAGGGTATGATTTATATAATGCTTTGATAAATAGGAATAAGGATAAGTATGAGTTTTTAGATATGGGTGGGCAAAATACACATAGTAAAGATGGGAGACTTACAGCGTTAAGTGAGAATGATAGGAGAATGAAGTTTGCCTCGTATGAGCCTATTGAACCAATAGAAGTTAAACCTGAACCCGAACCTGAACCCGAACCTGAACCCGAACCTAAACCTGAACCTGAACCTATTAAAGAACCTATTAAAGAGCCTATTAAAGAGCCTATTAAAGAAACAAAGGTAGAAACACCTATTGAAGAAAAACCTGTTGAGCCTACATTAACAAAGCAAAAATTGCCTTATACACCTTATCAATTGCAAAAGCAATACAATGCTTTGCAAGGGTTATTAAGTGGTGTAGATTTAGTGAGGGCAAGGTTATTAGGCAATGATGCTTTCAGAAAATTACAGAAGTTAAGAAGACCTGATGACCCTTTGCAAGTAAATGTAAAACCAGCAGAGAAAAGTACATTAGAAAATGAAAAGAGAACGATAGATGAAAATATAGACAAGGGATTAAGAGTAGTTAAAGGAGCAACAGGAAACTTGCAGAGTTTATTGTCTTCAGCACAAAATATGATTGGTAAGGGAGTAGAAGCAAAGCAAAAGTTAATGACAGAAGAAGAAAATAGGTTTAAGAATGATTACTATAACAGAGAGTTTCAGCAATTAAAGGATATAGATATACAAAATCAATTGTATAAAAGACAACAAAATAAAGAGATGTATGATGAAGCAAAAGAGAATTTGAAAAATGCGGCATTAAAAGCATCTATGATGCAACAACAAAATTTGCAAAAATTAAATAATATATTAAGTGAAAATTTACAGAATAGACGTTTGCATAGTAAGCAGGTATATGATTCTATGCGGGTTTATCGTGGAGCAAAGAAAGACTATTTAGAGCAAATGAAAGCCTCTCACCCTGAATTTTTTTACAAGAAAGATAATAATGGAAATTATGTAAAGACAAGTGCAGAAGAGCAACAAAAGATGCTTGCAGAATGGGAAAAAGATTTTGATACGGGAGCAGGTAAAGAATATGCTAATCTTGTTAATGATGTAATGAATTATGGAGGTAAAGGATTTTTAGGAGCATTTAGACGTAACAAAGGTTATTTACCATATAGTATTGAAGAAAGCAATGATAATACACTTACTTTGGAAAGTGGTACTATAAATGAACAAAATAATACAAATAATACAACTACAAATAATAGTGTATTATCTAATAATCAAAACACACAATATAGTAATAACAATCAACAAAGGTATAATAGCATAGCAACAGACAACTATAATATAGGGGTTAATTTATTTTCAGGAAATAGTAGAATACAAACACCTTCTATTATATCTAATCAAAATACTACCTCTAATAACAATATATTTTCTAATAGTAATACAAACCCTAATTTGCAAATGCTATATCCTTACCTATTTGGATATAATAATAATAAAGTATATCAGGGTTCAGGGAAAATGGATATAGACAATGAGTATAGAGAGGTAATGCAATTGATGAAACTTTTACAAGATAAAGAGCAAAGCAGTAAGAAAAGTAAAAGAAATAATGTTGTTATCAATAATAGTTATTTAGATAGGCTTATCGCAAATTTGCAAAAGACAGATGTTTTAATGATGTCCCAGGACAATCAGTTCAGGCAAAACATTTATGATAGCATTAGACGTGCTACAGATGTAGCAAGAAGCACATTCTTAAAAATGTAAATAGTATGTCTTACAAAAAATATGTAAATAATAAACCTATACCAAAATTTGATTTAGGGGGTTTATATTTTCCTTATGGTACTACCATAGATGACCCAAGGAACCCTATGAACTATTACGCAATAGACTATGTTCCTTTGCCTTATATGCCTTATGATTTAGAAAGTGAATTAGAATTATTAAAAGAACCTACTATTCCTAAACCTAATTTAGATTTTGGTAAATTAAGAGAAAAGTTAGATAAAGACTTACTGCCTGCTGAAAAAGAAGCTATTTTAAGTCAATTTGACAATTTAGTAAGAGAAGCTACACAAATAGCAGTATTTAATCCTTATGCAAACTTTGACCAAAACTTTATCAATCTTAATCATAAAATAAACGAGTTTGTTCATAATGCAGTATTACAAAGAGCAATAGACAATAAAAGAAACTTTGAAAAAACAGGTACAGAGCTTATCAAAACATCAGATAGCTATGCCTTAGACCCTACAGGTATTCCTATGCCTATTACAAATGGACAAGTAGTAAAGCACTATACACAAACAGAATTTTACAGAGACCCTTTGTATGGTTCTATATCCAGAGCTGACAATGTAAATGGAGTATCTTTGGCTAATAATACTTCATTTACCGTAGCAGACCAAAAGTCTTTTTACGATTATTTAGATAAAGTAACTAATACAAAAAGCGATACAAAAGCAAGAGGACGTGAAAGAGGAGGTTATATAATAGGAGCTACCTTTTTTGAAGCAACGCCTATTATACATACAAGACAAGGCTATGATTTTCATTTAGAGAATAATTTGAGGCAGATGACAGAAGTAAAAGCAAAAATATTAACTGCTTTTCAAAATGCTAATAGTTTAGAAGATATGGAAAGAGATTTGCTTTCTATGTCTAATGAAAGTGTAGTAAATTCTTTTAAGACTAACTTACAAAAGGCAAAGCGTTTAGTAGCTAGCGATATGAATGAATATATTAAGCTTGCAGAAGGAATGAAATTAAAAAAGGAAGAAGATATAACACAAGCACAAAAACAACTTGAAGTTATTAAAAATAAATTAGCAAATAACCCTAATGATGAAGAATTATTACAACAAAAGGCTTATTATGAGGGAATAGTAAAAAATAAAGACAAAAGTGATGTATTTAAGTTTAATAATATTAAAAATACTATTGATTTAATTTCTAAAAATGTACCTAAACAATATGCAGAAGGATTAGCCAATTTATTAGCCCAAGAAGACCCTTTGCGTTTGCAATATGCAATTAGAGCTTTAAGGAAAGACCCTAATTATGCTATCAATCATATTGCTTCATCACCTTTTTTAAGAGCTTTGTATAGCTTAAAGAAACCTGAATTATTTAATGCAGTAGTACAAAACATTGGCAGTAGTTTAGAAGCTATGGACGTATTTGTAGGAACAAATATCTTTACAGATACTATGGACGTATTTAGAGCTCAAAAGATAGAGCTTATAGACAAGCTACAAGATAAATACATAGAAACACTTAATTTAGAACGTGTAGGTGGTGGTGGTGGTTCAAGACAAGAAGATTCCTTGTTTAATTCAGTAGCCTATAATATTTTGACAGGAGCAGGTACAAAATATGAAGAAGAAGACAAGAAAGCTATGTCTGTGCAAGAAGCTACTTCATTTTTTGGTATAACTTCAGCAGATATAGATGACAATGCAAAACAAGGAGAAGGTAGTGTATCTGTGTATAGAAAAGAGGAAGGGTTAAGTGGAATACTTGTAGATAGAATAAGAGATGGATTGTATAAGAAAAAAGAAGGAGATAAAACTTATTCAGGATTTGTCCCAGGTAAAAACGTAGGAACGGTATATGCTATATTAGAAAATGGTGAAAGAGTAAAAATAGACCCAAATAGTTTTCCACAAGGACAAGTTGTATCAATATCAGATGTACAAAGTGCTAATTTAACATCAATATCTACTAAAAGTGGAATGGTATCTATTCCTACTATTACTGCTATACCTGATGCTAATGGAAATAATTACATTGTAAATGTTACGTACAGAAACGGAGAAACAAAAAGTATAAATTTAAAAGATGTAAAACTTTTTGAGGCAGTAGCTAATAGCACAACTCAATACAACATTACTAACGTAAAGGCTAAAAAGGAAACATCAAGCATTAACGATAACGAACGTTTTGTAGATGAGTTACGTCATAAAGCCCAAGATAAAAAAGGAACAGCTTTAGAAAATAGAACCATACACGATAATTTAGATGGTAATCAAACAAAATTTCATACACCCTATAATAGTAAAATACAAAGTGGGTTAAAATAAAAATTAGACAAATACAACGATATGTTTAGAGATATAGACCCCCAAGTGCTTTTTATACGTGATAAAGACTTACATTTTGATTTTAATAAGTTTTTAGAAAAGATTGATTACGACAATTTAGACAAACAAGATGCTATTGACTTTGTCATTAGCACAAAATCTTATCCTTTGTTAAATTGGAATAGAATAGAATATGATGAAGATAGTGTAAAAAATACATTATTAGACAGGGGATTGTCTGAAAAGGAAGTACAAAACAAATTAAGTAAATACAAAAATTTCTTAAAGCATATAGGAGAATATGATGTAAGACCTATTACTTTGGAAGAATTGTTATTAGAAGAGTTAGAAAAAGAAAGATTATTAAGACAAGATGATGAGCTGAAAGAGGAAAACCAGGGAAATGATATTCCTAAACTTCAAAAAGGAGCTAAAATAGAAACTAAAACAGGAGAAGAAGAAGATAAAGAGCTATCAGCCTTAAAAAATGTAGGAAACGTTTTTAATTTGTTTAATAATAATCAAGGTTTTATTGTATATGACTATAACCCAAGAACAGCTAAAGACTTAAAATTGATTATCAATTTAGATAATGAATTAGGGAAAATATCTTTGCAGGGAGAAAATGTTGCAGATTATTTAGGCTCTATGTTACCAAAAGATGCAGAATACTCGCCTTTACCTGTTGAGTTAAGAAACGTTCCTGATGCTACACTTACGAAAGATATACAAGAAGCCTTAAAGCAATTAGATAGAGGTTATTCTTATATTAACAATTTAGATGGCAATTATTCATTAGATAGTTTAGGGAAAGATGAAGATTTGTATAAAAAATTTGGAGTAAGTGAAAATAAAGCATTAGATAAATCGGTAGAATTAGTAGAATTATTCGTTGAATTTGCAAACAAAGTACCTACTTGGATTTTTTCATCATATATAGAAGAAGAAGAAGAAAAGATAACTACAAATGCAAGGAATATAGATGTACTAATGGCTTATGCAAGCAAAGATGAAAACATTAAGAGTTTAATAGAAAAGGAAGAGGGGGATACATTGTATAAGAAAGGTCAGGCTTTTTTAGCTAAGTTAGGGTTAAATCCTTACAATCCTTATACAAATAGATATGGTGAAGGTATGCCTATGGTTACTACTATTGGTCAGGTAGAAAAGCGTAGGAAAGAAGATGGAGCATTGACTTTGCAAGTAAAAGGTGCAAGACCTGATTTAGAAAAGGGATTTTGGGAATACATAGGAGATAGAACAGTAGCAGGTATAGCTTCATCTCTTGATGTTATTAAACAATTCAGAGAAAATCCATTTACTACTACGGCAAGTATGTTATCTTTGGGTTTTTACAATCCTAAGAGAGATAGACCTTACTATGATGAGTTTTTATCAAAGGCAAGTACAGATTTTAGTCGTGATTTAAGTACAGGATTTAGCGCTATCTATAAAGATAGTTCAGGAGATCTTTCACTTTCTAAACTACTTGGTGGTGTAACAGAAATATTAGGTCAGCAATTAGTTTCTATTCCCGTAGTAGGGTTAGCAGGAAAAGCAATAAACTTAGGTAGTAAAGGATTAAAACTATTAAATAATCCTGTATTAAATAATTCTATTATTAGAGGAATAACAAATAATTCTTTTGCAAAAGGTGTAGGTTCAGTAGTAAAAGGTGTATATGGTACAAATTCTTATGCTGTATCATCAGGATTATTATTTGGACAGATGTCGTATATGCAAGGATATAATGAAGCAATGACAAATGGACATTCAGATGAAGATGCTCATACATTAGGGACAATGTATTCCTTGGTAACAAGGGGTACAATGCGGTTAATAGGAGGAGATATAAGTGAAAAATTACTTTCAGGTAATAAAGTATTAAAAAAGGAATATGATAATATTATGCGTTCAATGGCAGATGAGTATTTAAGTGGTATGCAGAAGGTAAAGACAGAAGCAGAAAAAGAATTATTAAAAACTAATATTATCAGTAAATACACAAAAAGACTTGTAAATACTTTACAAAAAGCACCACAAGCTATTGGAGAGGGGATACAGGAAAGTTCAGAAGAATTGGGTTTTAAGTTAAGTAACAAGTTTTACAATATGTTTATTAAAGATGAGGGGAAGAAAGAGTTAGATGATGATATAAATTTTGATGAGCTTGCTTCAACATTTGTACTTTCAACATTAAGTACAGGAGCATTAGGAGTACCTAATACTGTACGGAATAGATTTTTTAACAACACACAAAGGGCTTTAAGTAAAACTACTTTTGATGATTTTTCAGAGATGGCGGCAAGCTATATAGCTTTGGGCAAGAAAGATGAGTTATTACAATCTTTGCAGGGTTCTTGGAAAGAGGGGAAATTAGCTTCAACGACAACAGATGTGTATGGAAATGTAATAAAAAAGGGGGATAAAAAGATGACTGCAAATGATTTTGTGTATAAGAGTGCATTAACAGAAATAGATGCTATTGAGCAGAAGTTAGTAAATGAGCATATAGAAAGGCAGAAAAATAAAAAAGATGGTTTGTTTTATGAAGGAAAAAATAAAGATGTAGAAAAGCTAATTGCTAATTTTAGTGGCAATGAGCAATTAGGAGAAGATATTAGAAAGATTAGACAAGGATTAGTAAAGGGTTATTTAGATGAGTTTTCACTTGCAGAGAATTATGCTTTGGATAGCATAGGGAGTGGTAAGACATTAGCAAGACCGATAGTAAAAGATAAGGAAGGGAATTTATGGGTAAAAGAGATAGATAGAAAAGATGCAGGGAAAGCTATTGATATAGATATAGATAGTGATAACAGGGATTATGAAAAATCAGGATTTGTAAAGTATGATGCAAGCAAACACGTATTTGCTAATGAAGTAGTATTTAGTAAAGGAGATTTAAATGATGATATGTATAATAGGGTACTTTATAGCAATATAGAGAGAGCGAAAAACAATGGAAAGATAAATAATTTAAATATAAGTGATAGTGGTAAAAGTAGTTTTATAGAAGCTATAAAGAAACGTAAAGCAGAAGAGTTGTCGGAGAAAAAAGAGTTTTTAGCAAAGGAAGCAGAAAGCATAAAAAATGATTTTGTAGAAGGGCGTATTAGTAGAGAAGAGTTTGAAAATAGATTGCAGAATTTAAAGGATATAGTATTAAAGTTAGATTTATCTAATGTAGATAGTAATGTAGAAGGATTAGTAAAGAATAAGTTATTAAGGGAGTTAGAAAGAAAAAAGAAAGAAGCAGAAACAGCAGCTGTAGCAGAAACAACAGAAGAGAAAGAAAAAAGAGAAGAAGCAGAAACAAAAGTAGCAGAAACAACAGCTGTAGCAGAAACAAAAGTAGCAGAAACAACAGCTGTAGCAGAAACAGCAGCTGTAGCAGAAACAGCAGAAGAGAAAGAAAAAAGAGAAGAAGAGAAAAAATTATTATTAGAAAAAGAAGCTAACAATTTGATAGAAGAATACAAGAATGTATTAAATGATAAATTTGAAAATATAGATAGGGAAGTAGAAAGTGATATAAATAGCATATCTTTTGGCAAAAGAGAGGTAGAAAGAGATAAATTTGCTAATAGGATAGCAGATATATTGGAGGATTATGGGTTTAGTTATCCAAAAACAGACAAGACAAGGGAGAGTGTATTATTTGTAAATGGTACATTAGAGGGAGATGATTTTATTGTAAAAAGTAAAAAATCTACATATAGATATGATGTAAGGGATTTGGGCGAAGAAGGTAATGAGATAAACAATCATATGTTCCATTATACTGATAGGGATATTAAGTATAATAGTTTATCTAATGGTGGTAAGCTATTAGCTAAATTACAAATGCGTAGGAATTTAAATAAGTTTGTGTTGGAAGAAGAAATGAAGGATATGAAGGCTAAATCTGCTATTATAGATATGTTAATAGATTTAGCAAGACGTAAAGATAGCAGTTATATTTTTAAGCTATTATCAGAAAAATTTTCTTTGGATATAGATAGTGATATTAACATAGTAGATATAGTTAATATTCTTGGATATATAATACAATATGCAAAAGAAAACAAGTCTAATATAAGTAATTTTTTATCCGAATATGGTAGGTTTATTTCAGATGAGTATAATAGCATAGAGCAAGAATATAATGATATAGTAAATAAAACACAAGTACAGGATATTGCAATTTCTATCAAGGATATATTAGATAAAAGAAAAGATGGTCTAATAGATGTTAGATTAAAGTATGTATTAGATACATTAATTCAAAATCTAAATAATAT